AATTGGACGGTATTAGACGTCACATTACCATTATCTGTGATCGCTTGAAGATTCGTGGCTACACCCGTGAGTTGACTACCATCACCTATGAACGTCGATGATGTGACATTTCCGGAGATGACGACATTTCCTGAAGCGACGAGTGATGTATCGGGGTTTGTTAATTGGATCGTTGCATCAGATGTAGAACCTTGTTCCGTAGCATTTTGAAGGGATGTGAGTACACCAGCTAAATTACTTCCATCACCTCGAAACTCTGTAGCCGTGATTATACCCGTATCTCCATCGAGTTCAATATTGGAACCGACACCGACGTTTGATTCCACGTACACGTTTCCGTTTACGTGTAGACTCGCATCGGGGTCAGCCGTTGTGATACCTACACGGTTATTAGTGGTATCGACGAACAAATGGGAAGAGCCCACCAAGAGGTTACTCTCGATATCGACCTTCCCTGAAAATATATGGCTCGTCGTCTGTACCATTTATATTAGCTTAGATAAAATGTAGTGCATTTTATGTGAGGTAATGATTATTGGTTAAGTACGATGGCTTCTAATACAGCTAGACGCTCTTCTAAACTTGCTACCTTTTCCTTTTCGGTTTGGAGTTGACGATCTACTTCTTGAAGTGCCGCTGTGGCAACCGTATAGATGGAATCCTTTTTAAGGAACACGAAATCATCTACTTGCTGTCCATACACGAAGAGTTGATTACCGGCCACCACATTACCAGACTCGTCAATAGAACCCGTCCATTCTGAAAGGTCTTCATCTACACGGATACTATGTTCGTCCACAATATCAGTGATAGTGACTAAATGTTCCTTATCATCCTTATCAAATACTTTCAAGACCGCATTACTATCAAGGGTGGAGGTATCAAAGTTAGTTAATGTAATCACATTAGAAGCAGATACATTAGCCACCTGGTATATATTTGGAACACATTCCGTTATTAGGTGTGTGGCGTGAGGCAGAGTATCACGCACCTCTTGGGCAATGAAACCCCACACGGGTTCGGATCCACGGTTAATCTCGTCTACATATTTATATTGTTTGGGTTTGAGGAGTCGCAATGTCTCTAAAGCTGCCACATCTTCAACATCTACTATCTCTTTCTTGATTCGCGAGTCCGATGCGGTTATACTTCCTGAACCGCTGACATGGTAACCTTGCGTGCAGATATGCGAAGTTGCGTATATACTTCCACCGCCCCCCCAGGAGCTATTTGAATTATGAGACAAATTGCCTCCGTATGGGCCAAAATACGTCAACCATCCGGTATTTATCGTGAAACCCGCCGACCCGTTAACATGGAGTTTCGCGATGGGATTTGATGTACCAACTCCCACCTTCCCCCCGGTATCTTGTAAGATAACTTTACCAGAGCCATGATTTGATCGAATATACCAATCGCCATGGCCACCGTAATTTGCGTGAGATGTAATTCCTGTACCACCCATCGTCCACCTAAAATCAGTTTGGGTTACTGTCGGATAACTACTCAACGTCGCAAAGGATCCTAGACCACTGATCTTGGAAGTGTCGAGAGTTGGGACGTCCGTCGCTAGGATACCACTGAACGACGACGCTTCAACGGTTCCATGAACCTTAAGTTTATTCGTATTCGCAGCTCCACCTATTCCGACATTACCAGCCGAATAATTAATATTGTTATTCGATTGATCAAGATCCCAATAACCGCCTATAACAGCTGCGACTCCACTTAGAGTTGATCCGTCTCCGTACAAATGTCCGGTGACGTTAAGATTTCCATCTATATGAGTATGTCCCGTAACATTTAACTTATTCCTATCAGCATCATCCGACGACCATAAAGGTCTAGTGGTCGGTGCTTTATTACCTATACCTACACGTCCGTCTGAATGTAAGAAGAAGCCGGGGTTTTCACCCCCTACGGTACTTCTGAAAACACCTGGAAATAACTGAAGGTTTGTCTCCGACATCTATAATTTACGAATATATTTAATATCCAAAGTTGGTGCTATTAATACTCGTGATCGCGCCTGCGGTATCGGGTGAAATGTATTCGATGAATATGGAATAACTTCCTTCACCAGAATTTGCGGCAACAGTAAAATCGGTACTCGGAGTAAGTACCACAGTAGTCTGTGTCACTGCGACTGTAGAACTCCACGGATTCGTACTGGCGTTACCAAAGATGGAAATAGGTCCGAGCGCTATATCATGGGGAGTGCCGTCTCCACCACGTTCACCACCCGCTAAATCTATGAGCATGGTACTCACTTCGTTATCGGCATTATCTATAAGTTGTGCTACAATTTTTGCATAGAACGGGTGGTTCGTAAATGTAAGTGTGAGTGCTGCACCCGAAGCAGTCGTACCACTCGCGATCGTATTTTTATCACTGTATGTCTTTTTAGTGACACCACCCGTGTTCGTGATGATGGCACCTTCAATCGTCGTATTACCACGAACATCTAAAACATTGGGATGATTTCCACCCGCCTCGATGAAACACTTATCCTTCACGGAAAGAGTGTGTATCGGGGCAGTGTTGGCCACTCCTACGTTAGAATTTGTGAAAAGTTTACCGTATACGTGGACGTTCATCGTCTCCTTCTCAGAAAGCGGGACACCCACTTGGTTTGTATTATCCATAGGACTACTATCCGTGTACGCGATGATGAGTTCCGCAGCGGAAGCATCATAGCACACGGCGACGTTTGAGCTTCCCACGGGTCTATTGTATATATGTCCTAAATCGAATGTTGTGAGATCCGTGTTATTCGTACCAATCTCAATGAGACCATCCTTAAATTGAGAGTTAGTAACATGAATATTAGCGACAGTTCCTATGGATGTAACATTACCTGTCACGTATAGATTACCGTTTACGTTTAAATCACCTTGTGCACCACTACCCGCATTTGAAATACCCGTGATAGTCATGGGAACTTGTGTTCTGAATAATTGTTTCGTACTTTGATTATACGCTACGAACGTATTAGTAGTCGCATCCGTACCATCCTCCGCGAAATTGGTCGATAATTCTAAAGGTGTGAGGTAAAACCCACCGGCCTTCGTTGCATCAATTTTATCATTACTCGCGTTGATGACGACGGAGTTATCGTGCTGATCTTCTCTACAATTCTTACCGAAGCGAAGCTCTGTGGCAGCACCGACGGTACTCAAGTTCTTCGGCATTTAATATTACTACTGATTTTAATTTGCATACATGAGACCCGCGCAGCCATTATTCACTCTGAGAATATTATAATTTACTGCATAAATAGGGTCTATGATTTCCCTAGACTCGCTATGAATCTTTACCGACTCGACACGTGAAAAATTAAGTGAACCGGAAGGCTGTAAGGAACTTGTGTTTAAACAAAACGAATGTAAGAAACAATCCGGAGATGTGACGAAGTTTGTGTGGTAATAATGCTGAACATCCACGAAATGCGGCTTCGCCCACTTCCACGAGCTTATATCGGTACCGTTGATGCTAATTTTTAATTTATTATCTATGGAAGTCAGTGTACTTTCCATGTTAGTATTAGCGCAAGCAAAATATTTAACCGGGTGATTAAACGTCAACTCTTGAACAAGTTCACCGGATGGGATACTTTTTTGTACTTGTGTTATGAGAATGTTATGTTCACGGGAAGCCATTATTCCACGTTCTTCGTTATCTAAGTAGTAATAATTAGCGTAAGCATCCACATTATAATTACCAGCTTCGGGACCCCAATAAATGCGTAATTCCACGGTACTGTACTGCAACGCCACGAGAGGAATGGCGGATTGAGGTCCTTCACAATAAAAGAAACGCAAAGGGTAAAAATATGAGCGAGCAGATGCACCGGGGTGCACACCGTTAGAACTTTTACTCACATTTTGTGCGAACATATCTACAGCTATATTCTCACTAAAATCGTAATCTTGAACGTCAATAACCTGTCCGGCCACTAAAAGTTCCACCTTATTTATCACATCTCCCCAATCCTGGAGATCTACCGCCTGTGTGTTATTATCTATCGCGAAATAGGTATATCCTAGGAGATCACCGTTTCTTTCGAATTTGATAGATGACATGGAATTACCTTTCACAGCTCCTTGTATCGTCTGCTTTTCGACGGACTGTGAAAAGTTAGAATGCCTTTTGAATGTGGAAGTGAAAAATGATATTTCGGGCTCCCCAATTATATGCTCGTCTTGTGCACCAATTGCGACTAACTGTACGATTCCAGAAGACATACTTACTATAGTAAAAGTATTTTTAAATTACGAGTATATAACGTCCTGAAATCTATGCGAGGTTCTTTTTGCGACACGTGAACCGGAAAATCATTACAGAGTTACTTATCTCCGCCGTAGCACCGGTTTCTTTATCGATGTTAAATGTTAAACGGTCAAGCCTGCGAATAGGGTTATGAAAACACTGTACGATCGGATACTCGTCTTTGAACGTTATGACCGTGTTAACTGGGGTCGCATCTCCAACTGGTTCCTGAGCAACACATGGACCGATGACTGTTCCGAAAATACCATTCAAATGATTGGCGGAGTCTACGATGAGATCCGTAGCGGAATCACCCGGATAGTTTATTTCCGCCTGCCCCCTTTGTGAAAAGTGTGTACGAAGCTCTTCTATACCTATGTGTAAAGCTCGTTGAGCCCTGGCACTCCCACTGCTTGATGTTCGAAAAGTGGCAGCTACCAATCGAGCCTGAACGACATTTTCTAACGGGGTGGGTAAATGCATGACAAAATCGGTATCAGTGTTATTCGTATGATTCGGTTCAGTGAAAATATTATCGATGATCACCGTGTGAATCTCGTGATTATAATCGGGAATATCGGGCTGAGATTGGGCTATGAGGAGCGCCATTTATAATACACTTAGAATTTTTCTACTTAAATACGTTGTAACGATTTAACTAGAAAACGATGATGATTTAAAAAAATATTTATCCAACGATCTTGTAATTGGCGTGATCGCGAACGAGCTGCTGGTCACCACAGACTCCACCGGTACTCGTGGAGTACACACTGTCGGAGAGGCAGTCGACACTGCTCTTGAGAGACATCAGGGACGCCTGGGAGACGGCCTCGATATCAATATTCTTAGGCTGGTACCTAGACTTACGATCACTGAAAAGAAGCGCAATTACGAAAAGTAATCCGATGGTGATAGCGATGGCCTTGAGTGTCGCGCGATTGGTAGAGTCGAGCTTCATTTTACTATGTGCTGATATTTTTTTATAAAGTGCGTTAAAGAGAATAGATTAGTTTCATTATAGAGAGTAATGGACGGTGAAATTGTCCTCGACAGGGGAAATGATTCGGTCATGAAACTCGATGAGAGGGAACAAGCCATGATGGATGAAATTCAACTCGATTTTGGTAGACCCCATGCTCACACGGGCGGTGCCCCCACTATTCAGCGAATGCATCGTTCGGATGCCCCGCCTGCCGAAATGTTTCAAGACGACGTAGACGCTTTTGCGAACCCTTCTAAACAGGCGGCTCCCCCACCTCCGCAAATGGATGAGCCTATTGATCACGGTGAATATGATAACGGTAACGCATATAACGCTGCTCCCGCGGCGTTCGATTATGGCCCTGAACAGCACGAAGAGCAACCGTCACCTGGATACAAGACGATTGATGAAGAAAAGTCTGATCTTTTGAATAAACTCGGGCGACTTGAGAAGCGTGGATTTAATATCAATAAATCACTCAACGCGTACTCGGCTGTGGATGATTTACGCACGGAGGTTAAGCGTATCACGTATAGTATAGATGTAGACAAGTCTATTAAGTTTTCGAGGCGTATGCTCATAGCGTGTGTGACTGGTATCGAGTTCTTGAATAAAAAGTACAATCCATTTGAAATTCAATTAGACGGTTGGTCTGAGAATCTCATGGAGAACCAGGATGATTACGATGAAGTGTTCGAGGAATTGTATGTTAAATATCGAACGAAGATGAACGTTGCCCCAGAGATTAAGTTAATTATGATGTTGGGTGGTTCTGCCATGATGTTCCATCTTACCAATTCTATGTTCAAACAGGTGATGCCCAACGTGAACGATGTGATGAAGCAGAACCCCGACCTCATGCAAAACATGATGAGCGCGGTTCAGAATACGATGGTTAACCCTGGTCAAACATCCGCCACTCCTCCGGGTGAGCGCCATGAGATGCGCGGTCCGGGGCTCGATATTTCGAGCTTGATGGGTAATATCATGATGCCCCCGGGCCCTCCCATGAACACGACGCCCATGGTTTCCGCCCAACGAGAATATGTACCCGAGGTGGACGAAGATGACGACGACATTTCGGATATTGTTTCCGAAAAAGCTGCAGACGACATGGACGATGATGTTAAGGAAGTTAAATTACCTGCAGCAAAGGCCAGGAAAGGAGGGCGAAAGAAGAAGGTTGAAATTAATTTGTAAACCTATATAAATGATAGGCTACAGCCCGATTGATTTCGACGACCCTATCGAGGTACCGATTCCCAGAAAGAAGGAAATCGTGGTCGATAAACCTCGCATCATAGAAAGAGTTCCAATAAAACCGGAGCCCGAAGAGCCGGTCGCTGATGAAGATACCGAGTGTAATTTCCTCGTGTTCTTCTTTATCGTGGGTGTCATTGCGCTAGCCGCAATGGATTCTGCGAAAAGGTAAGTATCATAAATGTACCACACGAGTCATCTTGTGTGTTAGATTTATAATTATTTATTATCGACGTAATACCACGTCACCGCTACACGCTTAGTACCTTTTGTAACTAGATCCCCCCGATGTACGTAAGACCAATTTGATGGGAAAATGAGTGCATACCCCTTTTTGGGTTTATAACTTGCATGCAAAAAGCTCGTAGCCCCACCTTCAAAATCGTCTGTGAGATACACGATGACCGATATTTCCCTATGGTATTCTTTAGCACTTTTATCCACGTGACTATCCCTGTGATACCCATACTCTTGTCCGGGTTCGTATTGAATAACTCGAATCTCTTCTCTCCATGAGGTTGTACCTCGTCCACCGGGTAAGGGGTGTTGATTATAAGTGTCGTGTAGGTTTATAATTCTGCGTTTATATTCATCGAGAGCTAAATTTATTTTCGCGTGTACCTTTCGGGTAATTTCCTCATCTTCGGGTAAAGGACATTCTTCACTCGTCCGACCCTGAACGATTCCATTATCGAGTGTTTGACTACGTCGAAGAATTAAATGACCTTCTGTGTATACATTTAACTCATCCACTTCTTCCTCGGTCAAAACGGGTATGATTTGGATGAGCTGGTCCATGTTTAAATAAGGTATAGATCCTTTAAACCGATTAACGATTTTACATTCATGTGATATGTTCGATGACTAGAGAAGGTTAACTAATTTTATAAATTGTAAGAGTGCATTGGAAAACCGTACTTACACCGTAAAAATGAATCGAAAAATAATCATTCGTGAACAAAGGAAGTACTGCCTCTAAAGAAGCGTTCCCGTAACCGTTCGAAAACACAACTATCCCGCGGGTCCTCCCCGCGCCCGAATACGACCCGTTTAGTTTAATTTCGGTAAGACCATAGGATGCAGAGCCGTTGACCTGCCCTGAAACGGAAACTCGATACATCCCATTGGATGGGGCTGTGTATATACCATTGTTAAAATCTGGACTTGGTATGAGTGTATAATTTGGATTGTAGGCTATATTATAATTATTATTTACGTAAAACGGCCCGGATGTGACGGACGATAACCCTGAGTAGATATTCGAGACGCCTCCACCACCTCCACCACTCCCCGGAATACCGTTAGTACCCGCAGGACCGGTAGGACCTGTAGGACCCCTCGGTATAACAAAATTGAGTACCGCGTTCGTCGATGTACCACCGTTAGACACGGATGCTGATCCACCTGCCGAGGATGTGTATGTTGTCCCCACTGCGATGGTTGCAGTCGGGTCCCCCGCAGGACCTGTAGGACCCATAAGACCATTAGTACCCGCAGCACCTGTAGGACCTGTAGGACCCCTCGGTATAACAAAATTGAGTACCGCGTTCGTCGATGTACCACCGTTAGACACGGATGCTGATCCACCTGCCGCGGATGTGTATGTTGTCCCCACTGTGATGGTTGCAGTCGGGTCCCCCGCAGGACCCTGAGCACCCGGAGGACCCTGAGCACCCGTAGGACCCGCAGGACCTTGATATCCACCCGCGACAGCACCAGGTCCCTGTATCGTGCCGGCGATGTAAATATCACCCATAAGAGAAACGTCACCGCCGACTTGGAGACCCCCCGTTGAATGTATATCTCCTCTAACATTCAAACGTTGACTCGGTGGACCGTGTTTATATAAATCTTCCTTTGTGGGAGAATACGCACTTTGGCGCGCCCCCGTAACGATATTCATACGACCGTGCATATTGTTTCCCGAAAAGTCTGCCCCTTCAAAACTGACATTTCCGATAGCACCCGTCGCAAACGAACTCCCGTTGGTAGACCCCAAACAATAACGACCACCGAACGCGTGTAGCGAGTCCTGGAAGGTGGACACCGAACTCGCGGATGTTTGTACACGTTCTATACCGTTTACATAAAAATCGGTTATAGAGGTTGAGGTAGAGGGTTTCGCGAGTCGAACGTACACATGATTCCATTGCCCTGAAGGTACGGCGGTAAGCGAAACCTGATAATCCCAATCTCTAACACCTGTATCAACTCTGAAGTGGACATTATTACCGTAAAGTCGCGCTCCCACCCGACAATACCTTCCCGATGTCGACGATACATTATTAGTTCTCTCTACAAACCATTTATAAGAGCTACTCGATATCCAATACGAATCCGCATAATACCAAAACGAAAATAGAATATACTGATTGCCAGCGTAATCCCTAGCTATTGTATTCGATGAACTTCCTGTAGGAGAATTATACATACCACCGTGAAAGTGTGTGTCCCATGCAGATACACCTACAAAATAGTCGTTATAGATATACGAAGACTCGTTCGATAATCGAATACCATTCACACTTTGGTCATATGAAGCTGAACCACTCACTTCCCCCCGACTATTATGACGATGTGTTGGAAAACCAAAGTTATGTATGTTTGTACACACATTCGATACCATGTGATACCCATTTTCTATCTGCCACCCCCCATTGTTAGTGGCGGTAACATTTCGTCTAAAAACTTCGTCATTACGTGTGTCGTAAAATATACGGAACGGTATTTTATCAGCGGCCGTGAGGTTATTTTCTTCTCTACCACCTATATTCAGTCGATTTCTAATGAGAACGTCTCCATTAACATCGAGTAACGCATTCGCGCTACACGACATCGATTCATTTGGAACAAGAAATTCGGGGTTTAATTTTATCTGACCAAACGGTGTCGTCATTAATACTGGTGTTTGCATGTACTGCCCATCACTTTCTACGTATGAATCAACGTGAAATTCCTGCGCCTTTATTCTAACTTGATCAACACCAACTCCCGGAGTTGGTCTTAATAGCGCCTTATTTAATAGTAGTTCTGAATACCCCTGCATATGAGCATCTGTATCTTGTGAACTGTAGTAGAACGACCTGTTCTCGATAGCCGTTTTTGCGTAATAATTATCCCCCGTTCCGTAGGTTCCTCCGAAGTATATTTTTTTTGAACCCTTATTCGAGCTTGCACCATCGTTTGCACCTACAAAAATGTTATCCGCTGCGACGTAACCACCTACGAGGGTATTACCCTTAAGGGTTTGCGTTAACAAGAATTTATATACAGAAACATACTTCGCGGAATTAGCATTATAGGTCTCTAGGGTATTAATATCATTCGGAGACATTCCCGCTTGTCCATGGAAAAGAAGGCCACCAGACGTCATGGCAATCCCGTCGGCCCACACGGTATTTAAAGGGGGTAAACCCCGGAACTGAGATCCACTTGTGGCCTGGACACCCCCATAATATTGATTAGGCTCAGGCACAGAGCCACCAAGAGTACCACTAGCACTTATACCATATTTACCCGGATTATTAACAGTAAAGCGTTGTTCGGGTGTCGTTTCGAAGAAATTGTTACCGTTCCAATCGAATATATGTATCGCGGGTATACTTTCACCACCTTGCCTGAGAGACATGTACATTGCACCTATACGTCTCCCGGTATAATCTAAATCAAATCGCATACCAAGACACGACCCCGAGCGTCCGACCAACTGGTTTCCTGTAAATGCACCCTCGAGACTACATTCACCAGTACTTGAATTATACACATAACTTTCTATTTTACCAACACAATTTGAATTTTGTTTACCTATCGCACAATATCTCGGAGATCCTACGACAATTCTTTCACACCCATTGGATATTCGGAGCCAAGTTCCGGTCGCGTTAAGATCCCATGCTTCCGTGTACCCCACACCCTTAAAATTAGCTAAATTCTTTTCTGTATGACCATGATTGGCGGGTGGAATTGTATGCTTTAATGTATGCCAATCTATACCACCATGATCACCAGCCGTGGTAACAGATTCGTACACCACGAAATACCCCGTACACGCTATACTATCTAAATATTCGGTAGCACTTCTATCGTAATAAGTGCCCGAGTGCGAGCCCCAAACTTCTGGTTTCGCTGGAAGACCGAATAAATATCCCGATGGTCGATATGAATTACTCGGATCTATCCGAGGGGTCGGTTGTCCAGGTGCACCTACGACAATAAATAAACCACTTGGATCGATATCCACACATTCACCAAAATTATTTTTATGCCCACTCATATAATAAATGTCCGTGGATACAGAAACATAACCGTTATGTGTCATATTTCGTGCAGTCGTTTCTGTCGCTGAATGAGCAGATGCGTT